TATAGAGCCGGTAAATGGTATGCCGAAATTTACTTGTACGGAATTTGGATTAATTATGGTAAATTCCTTAGGTATTACTTCTTTTCCTAAATTATCATAAATATTGTAAACAGGATATTCTAAATCTAAATTGTGATTAACTGTTACTAATACTCCTTGTAAAGAGGAGGTAAAAACAGAATCTCCCATTTCTCCTTTATCACCTTTTTCACCACCTCCGGTTCCTCCATTTAAAGCATAGGAGGCAGTTATAGCGTAGGAAGATGATGGAATATTATATAACCTAGACCCGTCTCCATCAAAAGACCCGGAGTAATATCCCGAACCAGAAATAATAGTAGGCCTGTAAATTAGCATGATTAACCTTTAGTATAAATATTGCATAATGTATTAATTAAAAAGCCCCGCCAAATTTTTTTAGCGGGGCGTAAAGTTAGTCGTTAGGTTAAGCTAAGTCCTGTATTTTTGTCTTGATTGCATAGAACTTCGCCTGATTCCAAGCGAATACTTCATACAATTCTACTACAATGCCGAAGCCCTTAGTAACTGTATCAACTACTTTGTCTTGAGCTACACCTGTACGTTTTGAAATTTCTGCGTGTGCCTTTTTAGCTTCTTCCACACTCAAATTTTTAAGTTGGTTGATTGCCAAGGGAGCGTCAGAAATAATCTCTTGAACTTTAAAGAATTCAGGAGTCAACGCGATAAGGTCAGGAATTACTTGGAATCCGTCAGCAAATACGTTTTTTACATTTTTACCTAATTCAATTACGTCGCAGATAGTGTCTACTACTTCGTCGTAACCTAGATCATCAAAATTTGCCATTTTATTTAATTTAAAGAGTTAACTAATAATAGATATTACCTTACCTTCAAATTATATGCCATTTTATGTTAAATTAATTGTAACAAATATCATTTTCTAATTTACCGAGTATCTTAAACACTTTTTTGTACTTATATCCGGTTACTATATCTAGTGTTTTTACCTTATCTAATTCAGAATCAGGTATTTTCGTATATATGTACCCATCTAAAAAGCAATAATTGTAAATGTAAGTATGTATATCTTCCTCAGTATTAGAAAGTATCAATAGGATGTCATCATTTATTAGAACTTCTACTTGTACGTCATCGTCAGGATGTAAGGAATTGCCTTCATCATCTATTTCATCTAACATGTCATCCATCTCCTCGTCAGAATAAGAAAAAGCATCAAAGTTTTCATCATCCGGACCCATGAAATTTTCACTGCCATCTAAAAAGGAAAAAAAGTCATCCATTTCTTTTGACTCTTCCCTCATGTTACCAAAAATGTCAGAATTATTGGAATCAGCAGAAAATATCATGTTAAATGTCTCCCTATTCAAATCAAAGTTATCCTCGGGATTTTTTAATAAGATGTTGTTGTAAAGAAACAATACTCTATCATGCTCCGACATGAAAGATAATGTGTCATTCAATCTTTTCTTTAAATTCATCCTGTAGCATTTGTTTTAGTTTATCTAACAAATCTTCTACATCATTGTTCTCATCTACATCCAAATCTATAAGGTACGGTACTAGGGCGTTTCCCTTATTGTTAAAAACATCTTTATTCGCATAAATGTAGAATTGACATTTTATAGATGGACATAATGTTATTTCTGCTCTAACCTCTCCATCGTCTCCTCCTACCGGTATTAAATTTTCTTTCTCTTTAAAATGTACTGTAAATGATTTTATTTTAAAGAATGCTTCCGGGAATATCTTCTTTAGATATACCATGTGGCCCATGTGTTCAAAATCTGATAATGCTTTTATCATTGTTGTCATAATGTGTAATGTGTTTTAATTTATAATCAATTATCAATAAATGTTTGTTACATGTTTTACTATAAATAGATTTTACATGTCTTTTTTAATTTTTTTTTATTTTACTGGGGGGCATGATTTTGATTTTAGCATCCCCTCCAAAAATCTACATGTTAATAAAATGTTAAAATTTCATGATTACATCTAAACATTCAACCATTGTCAAAAAAATTATGTTAACATGCACCATGTCTAAATGTATATTCATGTTTAATGCTCTTTTATATCTTTAAAACAAAATGATAACATCAATAACATGCAAATCTAACATAATTATATATGTAATTGTTTTCTTTATATTACATAGCATTCATGTAAAAACATGTAGATACTAAAAAAAATGCAAAAAAAGTTGATTGTTTAAAAAAATTAACTATCTTTGTAAAAAAAATAACATGACCAAAGACTTAAAAACACAAAAAAGAATATCTTACCTTCTTTTAACCTGCGCTATTTTCTTAGCATCCGTCGTAGGTTTTTTCTCCGTAAAAGGATTAGCCCAAGTTTTCGCCGGAGCAGGCATGGCCATCATTCTTTTAGGCGCCGGGATAGAAATATCAAAACTTGTCATCGCATCATTCCTTCATAGGTACTGGCATAAACTAACATTCGGATATAAAGTGGGGGGATTAATTTTCTTATTCCTTGTCATCTTTGTAACATCTTCTGGAGTCTATGGTATTCTATCTCAAGCATATACCGAGAATAAGAATAAACTCATGGCATCTAAATCGGAAGTTGCATTAGTTGAAGAGAAAAAGAAATTCTTCATCGATAAAAAGAATGATCTGCAAAGTGAATATAAGCAAATTATTTCTGACATCGCTCAAACAAGATTGCAAAGAAACACCACATCTTCTGGAATGATGAGTGATTCAAAAGATGTTTACACTGATAGCAGAGGAAGGACATCATCAAAATCAAATGCATCTACAAGAAAAGATTATTTACAACAAGTAGAAGGTCTTAACTCTGACATTGGAAAAATGGAGAGTAGGAGAGACGAAGTATATGTGGACATTACAAACATTTCCGATTCCATCTTTAATTATGAAACAAAAATTATAGAGATAAAATCAAGTAATGAAGTAGCTGTAGAACTTGGACCGCTTATTTATCTTTCCGAAGTTACTAATACAAGTTTGGACAAGGTACTATTTTGGTTTCTGATGGTTATTGTATTTTTAGCAGATCCTTTGGCTATCGCTCTATTAACCGCTTATCATTTCACACAAAAAGTAATACTAGAAGAAGATGAAAAAGATTCTGATAATATTGAAGAGAATCCTATTCCGGAAAAACCAAAAGAGAGAAGCCCTTTAGCTGAATTTTACTCGGATGATTTGACAAAGGAAGATACAAAGTATATTGATGATTTTAATGAAAAGGTAAAATTCACTAGTTCTTTTGCTGAATTTACAAGCTCTTTTGAACACTTGATAAGTGGTTCAATAGTTCCTACAAATCCAAATAACTATCAAGGTGATTTTTCCTGGTCAAGGTCAATAGAGGCATTCCCAAAACCAAAAAGAAGAGGAAGACCTACAGGAAGTAAGAATAAAGTAAAAAATAATAGTATTGAATCCATTAATGAATTTGAAGATATGACTATAGTAAAAGGATCTTTTAATGAAATTTACGAATATTCTGATGAAGTACTTCCAGAACAAATAAAATTAGAAGAAGTAGTTACCGGAAGTTTTGAAAACATTACACAAGAAGAAATAGAATCAGATGTAGTAGAGGATATTACATTTGAGCCAATAGATGAAGATTACGATATATCTTCAGGAGAACCGGAAGAAGAAATTATAATAATACCTTCTACAAATAAATCGAAAAGTAGAAATTACAGGGAGCCTAAGTCTGATGTAAAAAAAAACTTTCTGAATCGGAGTTAAGAAACATGTCTCCCGCTCAAATAAAAGAGTGGAATGAAATAAACAAAACCTTATATTAAATTGTTACAAAAAAAAAGTTTTATGAAATCAGAAGAATTGTTTAAAGAATTTACAGATTTATTAGATTTACGCGTAGCCGGCGGAAGAAAAGAAAACTTCCTAAAGTTACTAGCAGACTATGAAACTACATTAAAAAGCGCTCCTGCTTCAATGTTTTTAGACAATAACTATTGTTACGAAGGAGGATTGTTGAAGTTTTCAATTAATACCTATAATTTTGGATTAGGTCTTTGTAAATTATATAAATCTACCGACATTGCATTAGATTTTAATTTAGAGGAATTTACGGTAGCTTCATTGTTTAATTCTATCGGGTTGTGCGGAGTAGACGAAGACCCTTTCTTTGTAGAGGAAACTTCTGACTGGCATAAGAAAAATATGAATAGAGGATATAAATTTAACGATGTAACTAAATTCCTAGTAGCGTCCGATAAATCTTTATACCTATTGCAAAAATATGTGACTTTATCATACAATGAATACGTCGCAATAAAAATTCAAGCGGGGCTTTACGATGATTCAGCATCCAAATACTTACAAATCCCAGAAACAAAAAAAGTAACTTTAGGATCTATCATCATGGCATCTACGGATGCAGCAAGACAAATGGTTTCTTCATAAAAAACAAAACATGCTAATACTATCAATAATAATAAACATAATACTTTTATACATAGCCATAGTAAATTTCTCTAAAAATGAAAAATTACTAATTGAGTCAGAGAAATACTTAAATGATTTAGAAAAAGAAAATGATAATTACTTTAATATAATACTATCCATAAGATCAAGAGTAAGAGATTCGCTAGACACAATGAGAACCTTAGATAGAATAGGTGCATTTGAATCAGACGATGAAGTTGGAACAGTATTTAAGCAATTAAGTCATACAATAGAGGAACTAGATTTACTTTTTACAGCAGATAAGAAGTAGTAACACAAAAAGTCATCTTTTAAGATGGCTTTTTTTTATAGATATAATATGAAAAAATTAAAGAAAAAAATGTACTTTGATGACACAGTACAAAATGCAATAGTAGAATATAATAAACTAGATTCACAAAAAGAAAAAAATAACTTATACGAATTAAATATATATCCTGCATTTTGTAAACTAGCTGAGAATTTAATAAACATGGGTAAATATATGTACATTGATTTACCGTATGAGGATTTACATTGTCAAGTAGTTTCCATGCTGACTATAAAAATGCACAGATATAATGAAGAAAGAGCTAAAGCGTATTCTTTTTTTACCCGGATTGCTATAAATTATCTTATCATGGAAAATAAGAAAGGGTATAAGAATAGAGTCGGAGAAGCGGAATTGTGGGAAATAGATGAAGAAAGAGATATAATAAACGAAGTAGTCACTAGACATTATAAAGATTCTTTAGATGACTTTATGAATTTATGGACCGAAGAATTATATGAAAAATTAAGATGCACTTTTAAAAATAATTTAGATAAAGCCATAGCAGATTCTATCATTGACATTTTTAAGCATCGAAAATCTTTATATGCATTTAATAAGAAAGCATTATATGTATTAATAAGAGAAAGATCCAATATTCCCATGACAAATACAAACAGAATCACTAAGATAGTAAAAATATTTAAAGATGATTTTGATTTGCAATTTAATAAATACATGAAGAAATAATATGGAAGATATAAAATTATTTGATGATTTTAGCATGTCAAATCTCTTGAAAGAAATTTATGGCAATTCTAAAAAAAGATCAAAAGAATTAGATAAGACATTAAAAGGATTAGATGGAGTTGTACAAAGTGTAAATGATGCAGTAGTTATTTTACCGGTTGTTAAAGAATTTTTTGATGTGATGGTTAAAAATGACGATCAACTTATAAAAATGGCAGCTATTGTACAAAGAATGTATAGCAAAGCAGCATCTATTTCAAGTGGCGATTTTAACTTAACAGAAGAGGAAAAAGAAATGCTACTTCAAGAGTTATCTCAAGAAACGCAAAAGGAGCTGACTGAATTAAAGATGCTACAAAAAGCGGAAGATAATTTATTAGATGAATTTCAAGACATAGATAAACAACTAGAAGATGGGCTATTTAGTATCGGCGGAAGTGATAGAGACCTCTAAGGCGTATGGTAAAAATCAAAAAGATGACAAAGGTAGAACACTTCCATTAGGCTCTGTAAAAATTAAGTTACACCCCAATTCTTTAATAGGGAATGTTCGCGCTCACTATGCTAGACCTTTATTCACTAACTTTAGAAATATACCTTTACGAGGAGAACACGTAGTTGTTTTTGAGCTTACTGGATTTGATGGTACGGATGCGCCAAATTTAGATAAAGTACTATACTATATTCCTTTACCTATTAATTCAACTAATGATTCGGTAATAAATCAAATACCACACGCTTCTAATAGATCTAAATCATCTGATAATAAACCGGCACCCCCTTTTGTTACTCCTGGAAATACCTTCCCTAAAAGACCATATACTGCCAACTTTATGCAACCCTTTGAAGGTGACACTACTTTCACTGGTAGAGGCGGTTCTTCGATAAGATTAGGTATAGGTTCGGGCCCTCATCCACAGCACGAGAATCAACCTACATGGAAATCTGGAAAGGCTGGAAATCCAATAACTATAGTCGCTAATAAACCTATAGGACCCAATAAACCATTACCCAACGAAGTAAAAGATATACCCAATAGAGAAATAAAAGATTCATTATCCTATGCCATAGAAGACGCAGCTAATGACTTCTCTACTACTTACTGGACTTCGGATCAAGCCTTATCAAGATTTGTTTCGGTTAGAGCATGTCCTTCTCCTTTATCTAGCATTCCAAGTTTCAATAAAGCTCAATCGGCTACAAATGCAGATAGGATAGTAATTCAAGCAAAAAAGGATAATATGATGTTGATTGCAAAAAAAACAATGTATTTATCTGCTTCAAAAATACGACTAACTACAGATAAACATGATGTGGATTTTGATGACCTTGTAGATTTTGTTTTAGGCTTACATAGCGAAGTACAAGCATTAGCTAGCCCAGGAGGTATAACCACATCTCCTACTGGAGGGCCTTCTTTAGTTTCCCCACGACTACCTAGTATTATATCATTAAGACCCAAGTACACTATAAATCCTAGCAGAGGTGTTTGGGGTGGGGGATGTTCACAAGGATTTCCACAACCTCCCTCATTACCTTCGAATTTTAAACTAGGAACTGACGGATTATCTAGGGTAGCCCCTACAGGCTTTACAAATAGCATACCGGGAATGGATGGCAAAACAGGAGGTTCTATAACCGCATCTCCCGATATGCCGGGAGGTACCGATTCTATTGCAAATTCAATAGGTAATCCATCTGTCGACTTACCTAATTTTTCTATTAATCCTAACAACGCTCTACCCAAAATGAAACCGCCGGGAACTCCCGGAGGTGCTAGTAATCCTAATACAGAGCCTATTCCAGAAGTCGCGGGTAGCTCTACGGAACCAGACGGTTCTCCTGCTAATTTGCCCGATACGCCTCAAGGTGAAGGAACAGCTATACCACCTGAATCACCTGGAACTCCCGGAGGACCTAGTGGACCCGGTGAACCCGGTGAACCCGGAACAGGTAATCCGGATAGCGCTCCCGGACAGCCAGGCGGACCCGGAGGACCTAACGGACCGGGTGGACCTGGATCTCCCGGTACTCCTTTTAATCCGGAAACTGACTTAATTAATATACCGGTAGATTTCATATACCCTGATGGTAAATGCTATGGTCATTTATTTAAGATAGTTTCTATTCTTAAAAGTAAAAGAACCTTAGCAATAGTATCAGATGTTGTTTATTTGATATTAGTTATAAAAGAAAATTGTAAACCCGGTTGGTATATAGTAGGAGATAAATTCAAGTATAATACAGATATAGAAAAATTACTTTCAACCAACTTGTTTATACTAGAAGAATCAATGCTTGTAGAAAAAAAGATATTAGTTAATTCAGATTGTATAAGAAAAGAACTAGAAGTTACTTTATACGAAAATAATTACGCTCATTTATCTCACGAATTAGTGGACTTAAATAAAATAGTAGAGATTAATTTTTAAATTTATTATGCAGTTTAAATATTTATTATAAACATGGACAAGAATTCACTTATAAAATACTTAGTAAAAGAAATATCTCAAGAATTAAAGAAGGAGATAAAATCTATAATTAGAGAAGAATTTAATAATTTAAATAGTAAAAATACAAGCAAGGTAGTAGAAAATACTTATACTAGAGAACAAAGACCAATTAAATCTAATAGTTCTTTAGACTCTCTTCTATCAGGAACTACGCCTTTTAACAGTTCGGATATGGATTATGGTCCTTCAGTAACTACTGAAAATATGAGTATATCTAACTATTTACACGAACCTTTAGTTGATATGGATGGAAAAGTTGTATTACCTTCATCAGAAGGAGGTAATCTAATGAGTAAATTACTTTCTAGAAATTATACACCGATATTGAAAAAAGCAGAAAAAATAAAATAATGGCTAGAATAATATACAAGGCATATCCACCTGATACGAAATTAGACAAAGCCGTTGGAATTTTATTACCTTTTAATAGAAATACATTTGTTAAAAGTGCTTTAGAAGCTTACAACAAAAAACCATCAAGAGATGTAGGACCTTTCAAACTATCCTACACTACCGAAGAGCAAGCAATTAGTAATTTAATAAATTTACTAATGACTAGAAAAAGTGAGCGATATATGCAACCTAATTTTGGAACAATTCTCAGAGATTTTGTTTTTGAGCAAAACAGTTCGTTTAATAGAGGTTTTTTAGAGTCTTCACTAGAGGAAGATATAGGATTTTGGCTTCCTTATATAGTTCTTAAAGATTTAAGTGTAGGTATTGGAGGTAATCAAAACTACGGGTATTCAGAGCAAGAAAATTCAGTTAATGTGAGAATAACATTTTCTGTTACAGAACGAGGCGCCAATAGAACAGTAGTAATCTATAATTCGGGTAATGATTTAGCCGCTGAAATATTATAAAAATGAGTAAAAGAAGTAATTTAATTAGTAAGGATGTAAAATATGTAAATAAAGATTTTGGAGAATTCAGACAATCTTTAATAGATTTTTCTAAAAATTACTTTCCTGATACATATAATGATTTTAATGAAGCCTCTCCAGGTATGATGTTTATAGAACTAGCTTCTTATGTAGGAGATGTTCTATCATTTTACACTGATATTCAGTTAAGAGAATCATTATTATCCACTGTACAAGAAAAAATAAATTTATACAATATTGCTAACTCTTTAGGATTTAAGCCATCTTTAATAACAGGAGCATCAGTAGATTTAGATATCTATCAAGTAGTTCCTTCTACCGGAAATGGACCTAATAACAAACCTGATTTCAAGTATGCTTTATCTATAGATTCTAGTTTAGTAGCTACAAGTGGAGAAAATATAACATTTAGAACAATTGAATCTGTCGATTTTAGGTACAGTTCTTCTTTAGACCCTACCGAAATATCTGTTTATTCTATTGATAATGCAGGAGAAGTAGAAAATTATCTATTTAGGAAAAAAGTAAAAGCAGTATCTGGAACTATTTTATCAAGACAGTTTAGTTTTGCAGCACCTAAACCTTATGATAAAATCACCTTACCTGAAAATAATGTTCTTGAAATATTAAGCGTAACAGATTCAGATGGAAATAAGTGGTATGAAGTGCCTTATTTAGCTCAAGATACCATACCAATTCCTGTACAAAATTTACCGCATAACGACCAAAATTTGTCGCAATACAGAGATTCTGCACCTTACTTATTAACTTATTTACAAACAGAAAGAAGATTTGTAACTAGGCTTAGATTAGATGATAGAACTGAAATACAATTTGGAGGTGGCGTTAGCAGTGAAGTCGATGAAGAAATTGTTCCTAATCCTTTTAATGTAGGGTCTGGATTAAATTATTTTGAAAGAGTTGTTGATTTAAGTATATCCCCGGAAAATTTTTTATACACAAAAACTTACGGATCAGCTCCTTCTAACACCACTCTTACAGTACAATACGCCATCGGAGGCGGTATTCCGGATAACGTTTCAGCAAACTCAATAACTACTATATCATCAATAAACGTACTAACTCCTTTAGGTGCTTTAGACTCGACTTTATATAATGCATCTATAGGTTCCCTTGTCATAAACAATCCGGAACCAGCTAGAGGAGGTATATCAGATAAACCAATAGAAACATTAAGAGAAGAAGCTATAAATCACTTTGCTTCTCAGAACAGAGCGGTAACAAAAGATGACTACATGGTCAGATGTTACACTTTGCCTCCTAAGTTTGGAGCAGTAGCTAAAGCTCACATTGAAAGGGATGCCCAAACTAGAGCTTATGGAACATTTGATTTTATCCCAAATCCATTATCACTTAATTTGTATTTATTAGGATACGATAATAATAAGAACTTTAGCCCTTTAAATATGGCAGTAAAAATGAATCTTAAAAATTATCTATTACAATACAGGATGTTAACTGACGCTATAAATATAAGAGATGCCTTTATTATAAACATAGCTATAAGTTTTGAAATATTGACATCCGCTACATATAATTCAAATGAAGTTCTTTTACAATGCTTATCTAATCTTAGAGATTACTTTTCTAATGATAAAATGCAGATAGGTCAACCTATTTATATAAGTGAAGTTATGTGCTTAATCAAAGATGTACAGGGAGTGAAAAATATACTAGCATTTGATATACATAATAAATACAAGGAGGATGAAGGATATTCCGGTAATTACTATGATATAGCTACAGCAACTAGGAATAATATATTATACCCCGCATTAGATCCTTCAATTTTTGAAGTTAAGTATAAGAACAGAGACATATTAGGAAGAGTAGTAAATTTAACATAAAATGCAGTATTCAGTATATCCAATAAGAGACGCCACTATATATGAAGGGAAACCTGATTTAAATTCAGGTTTAGATTCAATAATAGAGTTAGAAAAGATATCTCATAATGTTGCAGATGCTAATGATATTTTCTATAATTACAATTATAATTCTAGGATATTACTCCAAATAGATTCTAACGAAATAAATAAATTAATTCAGAATGGAACTATTGGAAAGTCAAGCAAATACTATTTAAATTTATTTTCAGCACAGGCCGATAATTTAGCTTTGACTTACTCTTTATACGCATACCCTGTTAGTGAATCTTGGAGTCAAGGAAAAGGATACTACAACTCTTCTCCTCAAATTAAAGAGGGTGTTTCATGGACTTATAGAAATGGCTCTTTTAATATGACAGGTAAACGGTGGACTTCTGGCTCATTTGTTGCAGGAACTACTGGTTCGTATGTAACACAAAAAGGAGGAGGCACGTGGTATTATCAAAGTGATTTCGTAGCGTCGCAATCTTTTGATCAAGAAAGTCCGGATTTAAGAATGGATATCACTAGAATTGTTCATAAATGGATTTCAGGCTCTATTCCGAATAATGGTCTTATCTTAAAAAGAAGTGACAGCGATGAAAAAAGTTGTGAAGTAATGGGATCTGTTAAATTTTTCAGCAGGGAAACTCAAACTATATTCATTCCAAGATTAGACATTGTATGGAATGATGCAGACTTCTCAGGAACTTCATCATTCTCTCAAGTACCAAACGAAGATTTCATTCTACATTTCAAAAATAAAAAAGCATCTTATTACCCAACAGATAAAACAAAGTTTAGATTTTTAGTAAGAGATAGAATCCCAGTTAAGACATATTCTACATCATCAAATTACATGTTAAGTAAAAGATTACCAACATCTTCTTATTATGCAATACAAGATGAACAAACATCTATGTATGTTGTTCCATTTGATGATAGAAATGTAATAAGTTGTGACAATAAAGGAAATTATTTCAAATTAGATTTTAATACATTCCTTCCTAATCGATATTATAAAGTTCTAATTAAAGTGAAGATGGATGGAGGAGACATTGAAAAAACAATTGATGATTCTATATATTTTAAAGTTAGTAAATAGTGGAAGAGAATAATATCATAAATATACATAGATTATCAGATCCAAACAATAAAAGATCAGGTCCTAACTTATCTACTGGAAATTTTACTTATTTAAATGGAGACATATATAAAGGTCAATATCATGTGGATGAGTATGGAAAATACATGTCCGGAAGATTTACTACGGAAGAGTCCAAAGAATTAATAAAAATTGGAGATGCATTAGATGTAAATAATAAATTAGAAATATCTCTTCCCGTCCCAAAAAATGAAATTAGTACATCTGGTGAAACTGATGATTATGTGAATTATAAAATTGTTAGAAGGTACGAGGGAAATGTAGAAAAAGTCATCTTCGGAACAATAAATGAAAGATTGCCTGAAATAGAAGGACAAAATAAAAATAGATATTCCACTGAAGATATAAAAAAAGCTAATAAACCAAAATTAAAAGTAAATCTTAAAGGAATAAAATATGTTCCAATAAGTTATAAATTACAAGGGACTACCTTATCTGTAGATCCTGGGTATTATTTTATAAGACCTGAAAAAGTTATCGTTTCTGACTTTATACTTTCTAAAATAATTGATGCAAATTTTAATTATTTTATTGGAGGTAATAATCAAGCATTAACAGATATTTCGGTATGTCTTATTCCTAATAATGAGACATTAGAAGTTATGATGTTTGAAAGAAATAAAACATATAACGATGTAATATCCATTGAACGAGTGGATTTCTCTGAATTAGCTACTTATCCATTAGGTACATTTGTTAAAATTGCCGAAGTTGGAGCAAGACCATTGGAAGGATACACTTACTATTTTATAAACACAAATAATAATGGAAATTGTCTTGACTTATCTTCATCTTGGACACCTGCTGTTAGGAAAAAAGTGAGAAACATCGTTGATCCTATGGTTCCGATTATTAACAACATCCCATCAACTATCATTAATAATATTCCGGCCGAACCTTTTGTTATTATTGTTAGTGGCTCTGAAGGAAGACCCGGTAAAGATGGTAAAGATGGATTTAATGTAGTCGGAGGAGGCTCAATACCTTTACCTGGACCTCAAGGACCTGCTGGACCCGCTGGTAAAGATGGTAAGGATGGTAAAGATGGTAAAGATGGAGCTAATGGACAGCCCGGAGCTAATGGACAGCCCGGAGCTAATGGACAGAATGGAACTAACGGATTACCCGGACAGAATGGTCAGCCGGGACAAAATGGTCAACTTGGCGGACTAGGACCAATAGGACCGCAAGGACCTGCTGGACCTACAGGAGCATCTGGAACTAATTCTCTTTGTCCTGAATGTCCTAAAGATAATACAGGCGGAGGAACAGGTACAGGTGGAGGAACAGGAACGGGAACAGGCACTGATACCGGAGGAGGAACAGGTACAGGCGGAGGAACAGGTCCTGATACAGGGGGAGGAATAGGAGGTACAGACACAGGGGCAGGTAATAAGTACTGGAAAGTTTATTCGTGTGATCCTAAAAAAGGACAAGGTTACACTCCAAATGAACCGCAAAAAAATCAAGTGTATTTAAACAGTAGTAATACTGGTTTATATTATTGGGATGGTTCGGCTCCTGAATTCTTAAAAACTACTAGTGGAGTAACTATATTTACATCTCTTACAAAATTAGGCAACGTTCCAATCTGCCCTGGTTCCGGAGGTGGAGTAGGTTCCGGAGGGCCTGTAGGTAGAGATATAACTATTTACGAACTACATCCGTGTGATGGACAAGGGGGAAGTATTTTTACTTACGAAACAATGAATACTATAAATCAAATAGCAAATCTAACAACTGGTTTTTCTTCCTCTAAAACTTATCAATATAGAGGACAAAGTTACGTTATTAAAGAATCAGAGTTAGGCGCTAGAAAAGTAATTAATGTTAGTATAGAAATAGGTAATTTTGAATGTCCCACAACAGGAACAGGGGGAGGTACAGGTAATGGTGGAA